GATGGACACGAGTGAGATGGATGAAGATGAGGAATATCGGGCGGTCAATCTTATTGCGCCTGCTTTTATGCGAGCATCTGCAAAGCGTGGACTCGTTTTACACGGTGAAGGCGAATCAGGCGATGGGCTTGTGTCTGCAACTGTCGCTGATGCACGCCGTATGGCAAACGGTGAAGCGTTAAGCGAAAACAAATGGCGCAAAATATCGCCGTGGATTGCTCGTCACATTGGCGATCTTGACGCAGTTCAAGGTTCAGAGATTACTGCTGGACTCGTAGCGATGCTTTTATGGGGAGGCGGTGCAAGTAAATCAAGCGCACGAAGAACACAAGCGTATGCAGAAAGAATTGTGAACCAGTTAGAGAACGAAACTCGTGCGCCTGCACCAAAGAAAGATCAGATCAAAGGCAGCGAAAAGAATCCTGAAGGTTCAGCACAAGGCAAAACAGGTGGCATCGTTTTGAACGAAGCAACCAACACGGCACTAGAAAATAAAGTCAAAGAACATAACGACAAGATGAAAGAACGCAACCGACCTGATTGGACTCGCACAACTCTTGCAGCATTAAAGGCTGTGTATCGGCGTGGCTCAGGTGCGTTCTCAACCTCGCACAGACCCGAAATTGGTAGAGCACAATGGGCGATGGCGAGAGTGAACGCATTTCTGTTCTTGTGCCGAACGGGTGCGCCAGCAAACCCGAAATATATTACAGACTACGATCTGCTGAAACCTTCGCACCCGAAGTATTCAAGCAGTAGCGAAAACAAATAAAATCAACTAATGTGAGGTAACTATGAACGAGACATTTAATTGGGTCGCAAAAACGATTGACGAAAAACGCACGATTGCTTACAGCAATCTTGAAGTTCGTGCCGAAGGTGACGGCAACACTTTGATCGGTTACGCATCGGTGTTTGATTCACCATCAGAGCCAATGCCATTTATTGAATATGTTAAGCGTGGTGCGTTTAGCAAAACTATTAACGATGGCGCAGATGTTCGCTTGTTAATTGATCACGAAGGCGTGCCGTTGGCTAGAACAAAATCTGGCACACTGGTATTGGAAGAAGATGAGCGTGGCTTGCGTGTAGAGGCAGACCTTGACCCAAGCAACCCTGACGCTGCAAGAATCATCTCAGCGATGAAGCGAGGCGACCTATCACAGATGAGTTTTGCTTTCCGCACGATCAAAGATAATTGGTCAGATGACCGTTCAGTTCGGGAACTTCGTGAGGTTCAACTGTTTGATGTCAGTGTGGTTACATTCCCTGCTTATGAAGAAACGGTGGCAGAGTTGCGTAACGCTTCTACACCTGTTACTATCGCACCGACTTCAATGTTGCGTCTGCGAAAATCGCAGATCGCTATTGAGAAGTTGCGTAGCCGTTAGCGAGCCGAACATTTGTTCACTCAGTTTTTAACACTTTGCTAAACCAATAAAAACCGATTGACCATTGGAGGTCATAATGACATTCAGCGCAACACTCACCGAAAAGCGTGCAACTCTACTTGAAAAAGCATCAGAGATTGTTATGCGAGCACAAGAACTAGAAAAAGATTTATCGCCTGAAGAAGATGCAGAAATTAACGCAGCACTTGAAACTGTGCGTTCGCTTGACGAACAAATTGAAAAGCATCTTGAACTTGAAAAGCGTTCAGCAGAAGCAGCAGAACTTCGCAAAGAAAAGAAGTTTGATGTTGCTGTCGGCGGAACAGTTGTAAAGTCAGAGGCACGCACATATTCGCCACAAGCAGAAACATCGTTCTTGAAAGATGCTTACTCAGCACAGTTCAACAACGACTTCAGCGCACAGGGTCGTCTTGCACGACATATGCAAGAGGAAAGAATTGAACGCCGTGATGTGACCAGCGCAAACTTTGCTGGACTTGTCGTGCCACAATTCTTGACTGATCTTGCAGCACCGTTCGCTCGTGCAGGTCGCCCAACAGCAAACATCGCACGCAAGCATCAACTACCGCCACAAGGTTTGACACTTTCAATTAGCAAAGTGACAACAGGTTCGGCAACCGCTTTGCAAACTGAAGGTGCAGCAGTTCAAGAAACAAATATGGATGACACGAAACTTGACTTGACTGTTCAAACTTTCGCTGGTCAGCAAAATGTTTCTCGCCAATCTATTGAGCGTGGAACAAACATTGACAGTCTCGTTATGGCTGACCTTGTAAGTTCATACCACACGGTTCTGAACGCAGCAGTTGTCGCAGATCTTCTAAGCAACGCAACCAGCGTGGCTTACACAGATGCTTCACCAACCGTTCCAGAACTTTACCCAAAGATTTTGTCAGCGATTTCTGGAATCCAAACAGATTACTTTGCTGGACCTGATGTAATCATTATGCACCCACGCCGACTTGCCTTTATTTTGGCAGCAGTTGATGATCAGAAACGACCACTCGCCGTTCCAGTTCCAAACTTCAACGGTCAGCCAGCGTTCGCTTCAGGTGATGGTTCGCCACAATACGGACAAAGCAAATACAGCATCGTTGGTTTGCCAGTAGTAACAGACGCAGGCATCTTGATCACTTCAGGCGCAGGAACTAACGAAGACACAATCTTTATTGGTAACACTTCTGAACTTCACTTGTGGGAACAAGGTTCAGGCGAGCCGATGATGCTTCGCTTTGAGCAACCTAAAGGTGCAGAACTTGATGTAACAATGATTGTTTACGGATATTCAGCGTTCACATCAAATCGTTATCCAAAATCGTGGGCACGCATCGGCGGCACAGGATTAGTAACACCAACTTTCTAAGTTGAGCAAATAATTGTTTAGGGTTGCTGATATCCTTCGGGTGTCAGCAACCTTTAGCATTTATGGAGTGTTTATGAGCAAACAAATTGATGCCCTGCTTCAAGAACGGGCAGGCTATGTCGCAATCTGCCGAAGCGTGTTGAATCTGTTGATGCTGCTTTGCGTGAACTAGGTTTTGATCACAAATATATGACCCAAGAAACACAAGTTGAAACAGCAACGATTGAGCCAGATGTTGAAAGAAATGTTTTGAAGCGTGGTAAGAAAAAAAAGGGATAATCTATGGCGATCACAAACGGTTACTGCACGCTGGCAGAATTAAAATCAGCCTTGCGAATAACTGATTCAACTGATGACACGCTTCTAGAGAACGCTATTGAGTCTGCTTCACGCCGTATTGATGGCTACACAGGCAGGTTCTTTTATCAGACCACTAGCACGGCTGTTCCGATGTTTCCTTACAACGAATATCTGCTGGTGTTTGATAGAGATGTAGCAACAACAACTATCACGATCAAGATTGATTCAACAGGTAATGGCACTTATGCTCAGACTTTGACACAAGGCACGGATTATGTTTTACAGCCACGAAATGTTCCGATCTTCCCACGCCCGTATGAGTCGGCACGAATGGTTGGTGGCAATACCTTTCCGCTTCTGACTACGCCAGCATTTGAAACGGTGCAAGTTACAACTGTTTGGGGTTGGGCTGCTGTTCCTGACGATGTAAACCAAGCAACAATTCTGCTCGCTATGCGCCAGTTCGCACGCCTTAACGCTGCGCTTGGTGTTGTCGGTTTCGCAGATATGGCAATCACGGTTCGGGCTGTTGATCCTGATGTGCGTGATCTGCTTTCGCCTTACCGCAGGTTTGGTATCGCTTAATGCCTGCGACAGTCACACAAGTTGCTACAGGTCTTGCAACAAATCTCGCAACGATTACAGGGTTACGCACTTCTGTTTATCAGCCTGAGCAACTTAATCCGCCGATGGCGTTCCCTGTTCTAAACTCAATCAACTTTCATAAGGCGATGGGCGGTGGCGATGTCGTTATGGATTGGACAATCAATGTGATTGTTGGCAGATACACAGATCGGACAGCGTTCGCAACACTTGACGGCTTTCTTTCATTTTCTGGTGCTACAAGTATTCGTGCTGCGATTGAATCAGATAAGACGCTTGGTGGCGTATGTCAAACTTTGGTGCTACCATCGGGTGCGAACATAACAAGTTTAAGTTCTGCTGACGCAGAGTTTTTACAAATACAATTTCAAGTCACCGTTCACGGATAGGAATATGATGTCAAACTACAAAATTATGAGCGACAACTGCACACTAGGCAAACAAGGTGAAAACATTAACGGCGATGATCTTGAAGGTTTGAATGTTCAAGCATTGGTTGATGGTGGACATTTGGCTGAAGTTAATGTTAAAGTATCAAAACAAGAACCGAAAGAAATGGACAAATAAATTATGGCTGTCAAAGTTTTAACTAACGCACTCGTTACCGTCAATGCGATTGACCTATCAACAAAATCTAATTCAGTAACCCTGACATACGAACTTGATTCGGTTGAGGTAACTGCGTTTGGTGATGGTGGGCACAAGTTCACTGGTGGGCTTCAAAACATCACTGTTGATATTGAGTTTATGCAAGACTTCGCAGCAAGCCTTGTTGAAGCAACAATCTTTCCTCTTGTTGGCACAACGACAACACTTATTATCCGTGCCGATAGCGGTGTGGTATCTGCAACGAACCCGACCTATACGATCACAGGTGGCTTCTTGGCTTCCCATACGCCTGTGGCTGGCGCAATCGGTGAGTTGATGATGACTTCGTTATCGTTTACTGGTGGAACGCTCGTCAAAACAACTGCATAAACAAAAACTAATCAGAAGGAGTAGTAATGAAAATTGCTTTACAAGTTGAATATCTAGACGGCACGATTGAACCTATTGATGCTGTGTTCGCAGACTTTGTTGGCTTTGAACGCACTTGGCAAAGATCGGTTGTCAAGTTTGAAACTGAGATGCGTTTAACTGATCTTGCTTGGCTTGCGTGGTCTGCTCTTACACATAGGCAGAAAACGAAACTAAAGTTTGACCCTGATTGGATTGCTACTGTTGCACAAGTTATTCCACGAGATGAGGGTGATTCCCCAAAAGAATAAAGTTCGGTGACGATTCAGCGCATTGGCTGATCGCTCATCTGGCACACGAATACCACATTTCACCATCGCTGTTACTAAACGAAAGCGAAGCAATGTTGGACACAATGCTTGCCTACCATCAGTGGGTGGTGAAGCAAGCGAATCGTAGGCACAGATAGTTGTATGATGTGCGCCTATGGCTGACGAAATAAAGTTTTATGGGATAAGCGAAACGCTGTTCTATCTTAAAGAATATGAGAAAGATTTATATACTGCGCTGCGTAAAGACTTGGTTGAAAAGGCGACACCTTTAGCGCAACTTGTTGGCTCAAAGTTTCCTGATGAACCGTTAAGAAACTGGCATAGTTCAGGAGATCGTATAGGTAAAGCTCGTTTGCCTCCGTATATGGGTGCTAAAGCCCAATCAAGTGTTAAACCTAAAGCAGGCACAGGTTCGGTTCGTGGTGGCACTCGTGGCTCAGTTATTTTGCGTATCCAACAGATGGATGGTGGCGGTCAGATTTATGATTCCGCTGGTCGTGGGAATTATGAAACAAGCGGTTCAACTTTTATTGATAATCTTGATCGTAAATCTACTTCAAAAAGTAATCGTGGAAGAACTCGTTCTCGTATATTATTTGGTGCAGTAAAAGGTAATCAGGCGATGATTGAGCAAGATGTTTTAGAAGTAGTAACAAAAATAAATAACTACACAACTAAAGCGATTAACGCAAAGAGAGGAAACTAAATGGCTGTTGGTGTAAACATAATTTCAGATTTTGATGGTAAGGGAATATCTAAAGCCATCCGCCAATTTAAGGATTTAGAAACAAGCAGCGAACGATCTGCGTTCGTATTAAAAAAGGCTTTCTTGCCTGCGCTCGCAGTGCTTGGCGGTTTAGCGTTCGCAGGTTTTAAGGCTGCTGAGGCTGCTGCTGCTGATGAACTTGAGCAAGCAAAGTTGGCGCAAACTTTAGAAAAAGTTGTTGGTGCTACAAGCGCAACGGTGGCTTCTACAGAAAAAATGATTGAGTCAATGTCTCGTGCTTCGGGAACTGCCGACACAGAACTTCGTTCCGCTTTAAGTTCGCTAGTGATCGGTTCAAAGAGTCTAACTAAAGCAACCGAAGGTTTGGCTTTGGCACAAGATATTGCTACGGCTTCAGGCACACCGTTAGGTGCTGTCGCTGATGCGCTCGCTAAAGCATATGCAGGAAACTATAAGGCGTTACAAAAGTTGTCGCCTGCGTTGCGTGACCTAATCAAAGAAGGTGCTTCAACTGAAGAAGTTTTCAAGTCTTTGAACGCAACTTTCGGTGGTGCTACCGCTAACGCTGCTGATACTGCTGCTGGCAGAATGTTGATATTAAAAAACAATTTCAGTGAATTACAAGAAAGTTTAGGCACAGCGTTATTGCCTGCGTTAGAGAAAATAACTACAGCATTAAGTGTTGTCGTTACCTTTATGGCTGACCACAAAACTACTGTGATTGTTTTTGCTTCGGCTATCGGGATTCTTGCTATAGCGATTGTCGCTTTTAATGTAGCGTTAGCGATTTCTAACATCGTGTTACAGGTATTTGGTAAGACTGCTGCTCAGGCTGCTATTGCTGCTGCACCAATTTCTGTAACAGTAATGCTTGTCGTTCTCGCTTTGGTTGCTTTAGGTATCGGCATTTTGTTGGTTGTTAAACATTTTGACACATTAAAAAAAGTGTTCTACATCGTGGTCAATGCTGTCATCGGATTCTTAGAAGATATGGTGAACAACTTTATTAGTGTGTTGAACACAATCATCAACGGAATCAATTTGTTGATTAAAGGCGCAAATCTATTTGGTGCTGGCTTGAAACCAATCGGGCAGATCGGTGAAGTTTCTTTCGGGCGTGTCAATAAAGCAGCAGTTCTAACCGAACAACAACTTAAAAACCTTGAACGACAAGCCCAAAATACGGCTGTTGCTATTGCTGGTGCTACTCCTGCTGCTTTAGAACGAACATCATTTTTGACCGACTATCTGCGAAAACAAAAGAATGCAGAGCGTGAAGCGTTTAGACCAGTAAAAATTGAAGGCGGTGGTGCTGGTTCTGCCGTTGAAACTGCTACCGAAAAACTGACAAAATATATTGACGCAATCAAAGGCGTTACTTCGGCACAGAAATCTTTGCGTGATGCAAACAAACAACTTAACGAATCAAACAAGAGCCTGCTAGAGAAAACGCAGGCACTTACCGAAGCACAAAAACTGTTTAACCTGATCACGAACGGTTACGGTAAAGATTCTAAACAGGCTAAAACTGCTGACCAAGAGCGAAGCAAATCTCAACGAGGACTTGAACGGGCAAACTACGGTTTGGAACAAGCGGTGTTTGCTGTTAAAGACGCAGAAAAAGCGTTGGCTGATCTACGCAAAGACCCTGAAGCGACACCTCAAAAGATTCGTGAAGCAGAAATTAGTTTGGCTTCAGCAAAACTTTCTGTTGCTGACGCTACCGACACGCAACGAGAATCAACACAAGCATTAACTGACGCTCAACTTCGTTTAGATGAAGCGATTAACGGCGCACAGATCGGAAGCGAAACCTATAAAGATGCGTTGGTTGAATTACAGGATGCACAAAAGGCTGAGGCTGACGCTACGGATGCTGTTACTGCTGCGCTTGAGCGTCAAACTGAAGCGGTTGAGGCTTTGGCTGAGGCAGAGAAGAAACGCCGTGAGGCTGGCAAAGATGTTCCTGCTGCTGCGAGGAAGGCTGCTGACGCTGCTGCTGAGGCTGTCGCTGTTGTTGTTGAGGCTGTTAAAACTGTTGCTGCTGTCGTTCCTGCTGTTGCTGCTGGTGGATTAAGTCAAGATATTTTAGATCAGTTAAATGGGCGCAGAGGATTTGTTCCGTCTTTGCTCGGCGGTTTTGGTGGTGGCGGTGGAGGTATCGGTGGTGGTCTTGGCGAAATGTTTGCGTTTGCTAAAGGCGGAATCGTTACAAGTCCGATGATTGGAATGGTTGGTGAGTCTGGTGCTGAAGCAATTATTCCGTTAGATCGTTTAGGCAATATGGCTAGCACATACAACATTTCTGTTACCGCAGGGATGGGTGCTGACGGTAAAGATATTGGCACACAGATTGTGAACGCTTTGAAACGGTATGAACGCACGAACGGTGCAATTCCTATTTCGGTGGCGTAGTGGCTACAACTCTTGCTTCAGGTGAACAAATAACTATCCTCGCTGAGGTTGGTTTCATCACGAACTTTTTTACGCTTGACGATGTGGAAGCAGGCGTGCTAGATAACACAACCTTTGTGCTTGACGGCAACCTTGTTGGCGAAGACATCACAGAATACTGTCAAGAACTTTCTATTACTCGTGGTCGCCAAGACCAGTTCTCACAGTTCAACGCAGGTCAATGTTCAATGAAATTGGTGAACAACGATAGACGCTTTGACCCGATCAATACTGCTTCGCCTTACTATGACGCAACAGCAGGGCGTTCAGGTGTCGTCCCACGCCGTCTAATAACAGTCAAGTCAGGTGCGAACTTTCTGTTTGTTGGTCGTATCACCGACATTGATGTTCAATACAATCAGGATTTAAGCACGGTTGAAATTACTTCGGCTGACGATTTTGTTTTGTTAGCAAACACAGTTGTTGAGGCAGATGTTACGCCTGCTCTAGAGTTGTCTGGCACACGGGTTTCTTATCTTTTAGATTTGCCTGAAATAGATTATCCAGCGACACGCAACATTTCGGCAGGTCAAACAACTTTGGGTGCATATCAGATAGATGCAAACACTAACGCTTTAACTTATTTACAATCCATTGCTACTAGTGAGCAGGGTGCTTGTTTTATTGCTGCGAACGGCGATCTAACTTTTACTGATCGTCTTGAGGCTTCGTTCGCACCTACGGTTGCGGTGTTCTCTGACGCTGGCACAGATATTCCTTACACGGCGTTACAAGTTATTTATGGGCAAGAGTTTCTGTATAACCGTATTCAAGCAACCGTTGAAGGTGGCACAGTTCAGGTCGCTGACAACGCTAGTTCGCAAACAGATTTCGGCATTTCTACTTTCTCTTTGCCTAATTTGTTGTTGCAGTCTGACGCTGACGCTTTAACTTTGGCAAACTATCTTGTCGCACTTTACGCCGAACCACAATATCGCTTTGATGATCTCGGTTTGATTACTTCTGCGATGAGCGCAGGTAACAGGAACACGATCAACTCTTTAGAGTTACAAGATGTCGTTGAGATCACCCGAACATTTGTTACGGGTTCGCCTGCTTCGGTCACAGAGTTATATAAAGTTGAACGGCTGAATCATACGATTACGGCTGGCGAGCATCGTGTTTCTATCGGACTGTTCAATACTGAAGTCCTGTTTCAGTTAATTTTGGATGACGCAATTTTTGGCACGCTAGATGGCGACAACGCCCTTGCGTAGGATACACTAACAACTTATGGCACGCCAAACCTTTACCGCAGCACAAGTGCTAACTGCCGTGCAGATGACCCAACTTCAAGACAGCGTATGGTCAGACGATGTTAATGCACAAACTGGAACTTCATACACACTCGTTTTGACGGATAGCGGTAAACAGGTGACGATGACAAACGCATCGGCAAGCACACTCACAATTCCACCGAACGCTTCTGTTGCGTTTGCGGTTGGTGTTCGCATCCAAGTAATCCAGTTCGGTGCTGGCGCAGTTACTTTGACGGCTGGCGCAGGTGTAACATTGAACTCGGCTTCTACTTCGGTTGCTTTGGTGCAGTATCAGTCAGCGATCTTGGTTAAGCAGGCGACTAATGTTTGGATTGCTGTGTTGGGTGCTGGCGGTGCAAGTGGTGTTGCTGGTGATAGTGACCAGTTGGTTTTAGGTTCACAGATATTCAGTTAATAGGAGCATAAATTATGGCGAAAACATTTACTAAAGCAAAACTTTCGGCAAGCACAGACGGTAAAGCCGTTTTGGTTGTCGCTACCGCTACCGCAGGCACTTTGATTCACACAGGTTCGGTTACTGCGACCACGATTGATGAGGTTTGGTTGTATGCGGTGAACACTTCATCATCGTCAGTTAAATTGACGATTGAGTGGGGCGAAGCAACTGCACCTAACGGAAACATTGAAGTAACAGTTCAACCTGAAGCAGGTTTAGTTACAGTAATTCCTGGATTGCTAATTGTTGGTAACGCCACTGCTCTAACTGTGAAGGCGTTTGCTGCTACTGCGAGTGTTATTACTATTCACGGTTTCGTTAATCAGATCACGGTTTAACTATGCCGAATCGGCGTGAACTCGGATATGTGAGTGCTGGAAGCACAAGCACTAT